CCCGCCACAGGGCCATTGCCTCACTGGTTACTTACGCAAGTGCCACCGTGGGTCCCCCAATATGGAGATATCAACATATGAATAATACAAACAATGAAACAGCAGCCAATGAAACAGCTGACGATGGAAATATCACAGCTCTTCTTGAGACTGTAGAAGAATCTGGAATGTTAGACCAAATAATGGACGAACCAATTTTAGCAGGATTAACTACTATGGTATTAATTTTAGCTAGCGCAGTAGCTTATCAAGTACCCGCAGTTAAAGAATTAGTATTCAAGTACTTAAAAAACAACGAAGCTGAATTGATGAAGATGTTAGATGGAAATCTAAGCAAAGCCCAGATGAAAGCTTTTGAAAAGCTAGATGAACAAGCGCAGAAGCACGTAAAAGACTCATTAGTTCGAAATGTATTGATAACAGCATGGGATGAAAAAGACGACGAACTTGCCGCACTAGTCAAGTCTAAAGTCAAAGCAGCCCTTGATGAAGGCAAAGCACTTTGAAGGACGTAGAGAAATACGAGCAAAGATTACGTCAGAGGGTTGGAGAAGGAGAATATGAACGTCATAAAGAACTTGTCCGCCTTTTGGCGCGCAATCTTGCGCTTGAAGACTTGCTTTGGGAAGAAATTCTTATATGTATTCGGGATGTTAACTCTAGAACAGAGTTATTGCGACAAAGAAACTCGATAGTAAGAGATATACATACTGAATTCAGAGCATTGAATATAGAAGTCCCTACAGACGTAGAAAAAAGTTCAGAGAACTTTGGGACATTTTTAGAGGAATTAACAAATGATAAAGAACCAAAGCCATCTAAAACAGATTCTGACCGGTAAAGGCGGGTTAGATTCAAAACACTTAGAAAATATATTTAAGAAGTGTAGACGAGATAAAGAAAAGATGCGTAAATTGATACGTGCATTTTGTTCAGCCTACCTTATTGATGGTCAACAACGTCCTTTACTTTTAAGACCTTTACAAGAAGACATAGTTTTAGAATGTTTAACTGACAGAGATGATGACAAACAAAAGAAATTAGCTATTCTAGCTCCACGAGGTAGTGGTAAATCATTTGCTTTATCTGTAGCAGTTACTATTTACATGTTTTTTAATAGATTTAGAGATTTAATATTTATTTTAGCACCAACTGAGGACCAAGCAGCACTTATATTTAATTATGTATATAGACACTTTGCTGATAATACGTTTCTCAATGGTCTAGTGGCTAATTATAGGTTTCATAATAAGCCCAACATAACACTTAAGGGGGGCACTATAATGAGAAGGGCTCCGTTGGCGCCTAGTAACCAAGGACAAGCTATTAGAGGACAGCACCCAACTTTCTTAGTTGTAGACGAAAGTCCCCTAATTGATGACAAATTGTTCATAGATAACGTAGAACCAGCGATAGTTTCAAATAAGGCCCCGTTCATAAATTTAGGTACACCAAAGTCAAAAGACAATCATATGTGGCGATATTTGTATGATGATGGGTATGCAGATACCTTTACAAGATTACATTATACGTGGCGTGATGCAGTGAAAAAAGGAGATGCTTATTCACCTCCTTATACTGATGAAGAAATGCTTGATAAGATGATGGAGTGGGGGGAAGATTCAGTCTACTGGAGGACAGAATACGAATGTGAGTTTGTAGAGTCTGTATCGAATGTATTTAATCCAGAAAAAATAAAAGGATGTTGCGATGATTACGAACTTACTCAATTGGATGGAGATGGACTCCAAGGAGGAGGCAATATTAATGTTGGGGTTGACATTGGCAAATCTGTTAATTCTACTGTTATTAGTGCATGGTCCCTTGAAAAGTCTGATAGCGAAAATATTGCAAGGCTTATCTACCTTGAAGAAATTAATGCCAGAACTGGCGGACACGATATACCATACCAACGTCAACGTATTATGGATGTTACCAATCAGCTTGGGGCTGACCGCCTTATCGTTGATTGTACTGGTATCGGTGGTGCGGTTGAACAAGATTTACGGTTGGCGTGTCTAGATGGTAATGTTCATTTTGTACCGTTTGTTTTTACAGGTGGTCCAAAAGGTACTAAGACCCAAATGTACAGAGATTTTGTCTCATACGTCCAACAAGGAAGAGTAAGAGTACCAAATCCTAAGAATTTAACACCAGATGTAGCTAAATTAGTAAACAAGTGGATAAAAGAACACATAGACCTTGAGTATACAATGGATGCTGCGCAAAAAACAGAGAAGATAGCAGCTCCTACAGGTAAACACGATGATTATTGTGATAGTTCAGCTATGGGTATACACGCTACATTAAGTATGTTACCTATGTCTGGTAATTTTGGACAAAGTATAGTTTCCCGCCCAATAAACAGACGTAGAAACCAAGGCACAAAATACACTTCTTCACCACTTTTTGCTAAAGTTAACCGTAAACACCAGTTAAACAAGCACACTTTACGAGGATTGTGACAAAAACTTTATATACCCATTATGCTTAATTATTTAAAGCCATGTCGTTTATAGATAATGTTAGACGTAGGTTTGCTTCCATCGGAAGTAATCCAACCTACAAAAAAGACGACCCCCGTAGTTACGGTGAAGGAGTTATACAACGTCTTAAAATCAATAGAGGTTTTGCAGGAGGAGCAGATAAAGATTTCGAACCTCACATAGGTAAAAATAGAACCTATATGAATATATATTTATCTGACCCTATAATTAGAACCTTAATAGATTTACCATGTTTGTATGCTGTTAAAGATAATTTTGATATTGTAACAGATGATGACAACCTTCGTGAAGAATTAGAAGAAATGTTTAGAGATATTAATATTGAAAACATTTTATATGGGTGGTTAAGAAATGCAAGGATATTTGGTAGTGGGTATTTAGAATGGACTGGAGACAATTTAATTTTACGCTCTAGCCAGAATATGTACGTCAAAAGAAATGAGCACGGACAAATAGAATACTATTACCAAAAAGTAGGAGATGACAAAGAAAATATTAGATTTGAAGAAAACGAAATAATAGCATTGAATAATAACTCATTCGATGATTTAGCCTATGGATTATCTGATATACACCCTATTATTTATTTGGTAGAATTAAAAGACTACGCAGAAAGAGATATAGGTGCAGCTTTAAATAAATATGCATCTAGTAGATTTGATGTGAGTGCAGGTTTACCAGATATGCCTTACGGTCCGGACAAAATAAACGAAATAGTTGATGCATTCAATACATTAGCACCCGGAGAGGACATTATCCATGGAAACGACATATCCATAAAAGAATTACAAGGAACACAAAGAGCTTTCGAATACGGTAAATACACCGATGATTTATTAGATAAAATACATATAGCTTTGAAAGTTCCTAAAACAATGTGGACTGAGCCTGAAACAGCTCGTCCAATATTTGAACCATACGTTAGATATTTACAAACTATGGTAGAGGGAGCACTTAACGCCCAACTCATGCCACAATTAGAAAGTGGAGAGGCAAAGTTTAAGTTTAGGCAAATTAATGTAAATGATGCATTCACAAAAGCTAAGACTGATATGATTTATCTGTCTGAAGGAGTGTTATCACCCGGTGAAGTTAGAGAAGAGCGTGGTCTTGACCCTGAAGGAGTAGCAGAATTAGATATGGAAACTTCAGAAGATATCAAGGCTTCTCCAATAGCACAAGAACAAAGTGATAGAAATGCAAACATCTCTGGTGGAAGAGACCAAGATAAAAGAGAAGAATCCGCTAGAGCACAGAATAGGGGCAATAAACCCTCCGCAAACGCAACAGGAGATAGAGCATGACATTTGAAAAATGTATGATACAAACTAAATTAAACCTGAAGAAGAGGGGTTTTGAAAACTCCGAAGAAATAGCAGCTGGCATGTGTAGCATGTGGGCTGAAGAAAATGGCGTTGAGCGGGAATTTGCGCAAGGCACAGACACACAGCCAGTTCAAAGGTCATTTGCTCTTTCTATCGCAGAAAGTGACGATATGACATTTACCAGCGATGAGGGAGTCGACAGCGTGCAATTCCCAGTAATCGCTATTACATCCGGGCCACATGAATATGAGGTCGAAGGAAAAGAACATAAAGTTTATATTGAGGGAGGAATGTTGAAGGACAACCTAGAAAAGTTCTCAGAACTCCCAATTTATATTGACCATCAGAGAACAGCTGAGGATTTAATCGGCATGGCAACGAAACCTGAGTTAATCAAGATGGATAATGGAAAGACCGCAGTTAAGATGTTGGCAACAGTATCTAATAAACATGGCCGTGGTCAAGAAGTGATGGACAAAGTCAAGGACGGGGACATGACTCACGTTAGTATAGATTGGTTTTCCAATGATATTGATGTGATGGGTGACACATACGCCACTAACATTCGTCCCACAGAGGTAAGTTTCATTGACAATGAAAAAATGGACCCCGTCTGTAAAGAATGTACAATAGAAGAAGGAGAGAAATGTGAAGCACAAGTATCTAAAGACGACCACGACTGTGGTTGTGGTGGTGAAGAAGAAGCATGTGCATGTGAAGACGGGAAAACAGAGGTAGAAACTATGTCAGAAGAGATAAAAGAAACAACTGTAAAATCCGAAGCAGAGAACATTGTCGAACGCGAGTTCGCTTCTCTACGTACACAACTAGAAGCAGCAGAAGCATCTAAGAAAGAAATCGAAGCTGAATTCAAAGCAGCCATGAAAGAACTAGAAACTTTCAAGAAAGCAGAAGAAGAAAGATTAGAGAAAGAAGCAGCAGCAAGAAAAGTTGAAGCAGTAGAAGCAATCATATCCAAGGAAGTTTTATTCGGTACAGTCGAAGAAGCTAACAAGGATGCTCGTGTAGAGGAACTCTCTGCATGGGATGAATCCAGATTGACTGGGTTCAGCGAAGCTCTAGCAGCAATGCCAGAGCCAAGCAACGATGTCGAACGTTCTTTTGGAAAAGGTAAATCAGCCGACGAGGGTGAAGTACCAGAAACCAAGAGAGAATTCGGTATGAAATACGAAAACGGTAGATTAGTAATCAACCGAGAACACTATAGAGGTGACTAAAAATGGCAACAGAAGTTTTAGTAAACGACGGTGGTGCACCAGCAAGGATTATTCCTTTCACAGCTGGAGCCACAATATCCGGTGGACACATCTTGGATATGCAAACTGATGGAGAAGTAGACCCAGCAACAGATACTGGTTCCACAAAAACCATTGGATTCGCATTAACAGATGCAGCATCCGGCAGTATAGCCAGTGTTATCACAGGAAAAGGCGTAGTCTTGAACGCGCTAGGAACAGGAACCATCGCAAGCGGTGCTTCTTGTGAAGTAGATGCAGCAGACGGAATTTTAGTAGCAGGTACAACCGCTGGTAAAATTGTCGCAATTGCTCTAGAGGCACACTCTGGTGCAGCATCCTATTTCAAGGTCCTAGTCAAATAAGGAGGAATAAATGGTAGACGCAACTCCCGGTCTTTTGACCACGATGAACACAGGCTCAGTTAACGGCGGAGTCGGCGAAAGAGTATTAATAGACTACAAACAAGCAATAATGGACTACAAAGTCGCAGAATTGCCTGTCATGTCTTTCTTCGCAGAACCAATGACAACTGATACTGGAGGTAATATTGATATTACTTTAGCAAAACCTAGCATGAAGCTAGAACAAATTAACGAAGGAACAACTCCTGAATACCAACACACAAAGCTACGCTCCGAGCGTGTCTCTGTGAAAGAATGGGGTATTGCAGTAGGTGTTACCCGCAGAATGATAGAAGACTCAAGATTTAATGAAGTCGAAATGGCTTTGAATGAAGCCCGCAGAGCTGTCGACCGACACATGACTGACCACGCGGTCCAAGTTATTTTCGGTGCAAACGCAGCTAACGCAACATTCGGAACCATCGCAATCGATGAAACAACCGCAGAAAGTGCTATTACAACTTTCTCAACTAACCCTCAGTCTGGTTTCTATGGAACTGGAATGGTGGCTGGTGACATCGATGCAGCAACTTCACGTTTGGATTCATATGGTAACGAATCATCTACAAGATTGATTCGAAACTCTTATATCCGTGCCGCAGGAGACTCAGCAGGAGACATCGCTCTCT